TTTATTGTATAATATTAAGTTAATACTATTCGGAAGCAACAGCTCTCACATGAAGAAGGGCTGAATTTTTGTTTTGATTCGTAATACGCCCGGTATTCAGTTCGAACGCCCAGGCGGAGTTAGTATCCCAAATTGTTGATGACCAGTAGTATTTATCAGTCATCAGCATACTGTCACTACTCCAAAAGGTACGCATCATCTCATTGATTTTATCGCGGTAGCGGTACATCAGAAGCATTTGGCCAGATGAAGGAAGGAACCAGTTGGATTCATCCTCGATACCGTCACTTTCCAAAGTGTAGGCACGGTATGCACGGGCGGCTTCGGCAGCTGGCGCACCGATCACACCACTATTATTTTGGTCTTTCAGAGTTGCGATAATGAGGTCAGTATCTTCCTCACCCGTGAAGCAGCCATACATGGCGCCCAGTCCTTTTTGATTCAGGCCATCTATGGCTTTGCCCTGACCGCCCCAGTAGAAGGTGGTAGTCATGTCGGCATTATAGCACTCCTGGGCGGAAATTACGAAGGAGTGTCCATGTGCCCGGATACGAAGACCGCGTTTGATAAACAACTGTTTGTTGGTAACCGTGAGGGAATCCCATTCCTCACGGGTGAAATACCATTTGGAGTTATCCGAGATGCGGTTACAGGCAAGATTCAAATCAAGCAGGCCGGCAGCCCACTTGATACGTTGTCCAAATTCAGATGCGCGGGAATTCTCGGTGATATCCGAGAATCCAACGGCGTTCAGTGCTGCTACTTGTGCCTGTTTGTTCAAGCGAAGCAGCGTGGCGCTTTGTTCATTAGTCATAGTTACTTGTTTATTAAATCATTAATATCCATATTGTCTTCAGCAAACCGTTCGAGATATTCTTCGTAGGTTTCGCCGTTATAATATTCAAGGACTTCATTGATGTTGTCCAGCGTTACGTTATCGTAGTACGGTTCCCCGCCATAAGACTCATTATTGAACCAGTTGATCAGGTCGATGTAGGCATCTATGACGGTAAGGATGACAAGGCCGTCGATACCGGATTCAAGGGATTCGATTTCATCCGTTTCACGGATAACTGTCAGTTCATACGTGCCGTTGACTACCGGTTTATCCTGTCTGTTGCCGTCCTCATCCATTCCGGCAACTCCATATTCGAGAATGGCAAGAAGCTCGGAGCCGTCAGCCTTCAGGGTCATGTTCGAGATACGGAGCATGGAAAGTTTACGGGATGCCGTTTGTGAAGCGAGGACGTCACGGAGCATCTGAATGGCGTCAAGTTTAGGCGACGTTTCAAGACGCAGGCGTTGGACGTTCGGCATGGATTCTATTTGCAGGCCGGACGGGGCGGAAAGACCTGTATAGGTCAGTTCAGGAAGACCGACAAAACGGAGGCTTGTCATTGTTGGTGGAAGAGAGATGTCATTAATCGGAGAAGTCTCTGCAAGAGTGATGTTCTCCAGTTTGCTACCGGACGCATTGATATGGGCGATACGTGGGCATTTGTCGGTAACGAGCGTAGCGATTTGTGTGTTCCGGATATCGAGTGATACGAGGAAGGGCATTTCGCCGCAGTTCAGCGAGGTAAGCGGTGCGTAAGAACCGATGGATTGTTCTGTATGGGTGTCAGAGCCCAAGATAAGGGTTTCCACAAGTTGCATGGCGGAGAAGCTCACCGTACTTGACAGGGAGATTTCAGACAGGTCGAGCAACTTCATGCGGTCAGCCTGATAGATATACAGCAAGGCACCTTCCTCATGTGAGAAGTTGGTGAATACATATTCTTCGCCCGCTTCAAGGAAGCAGCTTTCGGAAAGGTTGCCGCTAGCGTCATTGCCGACACCGAAGTAACCGTTTTTAGCAGCGACAATCCGGATGGTGGCGTTTGATTTGGAAGATACGCGCCCGGAAATTACACCGCTGAAGAAATCACCGGTTTGGAAATAGCCGTCACGAATACGCCAACGTCTTTCGATGAAAGACGGAAGGGCGGTAAGTCCAAGACCTTGCAGGGCATAGAAGTAAATAGCATCAGAGGTGGCGGTATAGGAGATGTATTTCCGTTCACCGTCGTAAGAACTAACCAGTTTCTGCCATTTTTTGAGCCGTTTGTCAATGAAGAAATGCGTAGCTCCTTCGGGTGAGAACGGGTGCAGGGTGACGCCGTCAATGGTCGCCTGAACGTTACGCATGGCGGCGGCAACGGTACGCAGGGAGAGTTCCGTACCGGATGAGTCAGTCCACACTACTTGCTGGAGATAGATGTTATTAAACAGAACGGAGCCGTAGCCAGCATAAGGGTTAGTGAATGTTTCATCGCTCGTCCGGTTGGGGTCCACCTCGGCGTCAACCGTGCAACCACCGTCGTTGTCCTTGCTATTGAGCGTATCGCAGTCATAGATTTTATTCAGGTACATGCGCATGGCATCCTCGGAGCTGTACACACCGTCTGTTACGGAAGCATACTCTTCCAAGAACCACATCGGCTGCATATTCTTGGCGCGTTGGTCAGTGGCGGCAAGGTAGTCGGTGAAGATGTCATAACTCAAGACACTTTCTGGGCAGGCGTATTTATACAGGTTTTCCTTCCATGTTCTTTGCCAGTTCCCGCCTTTGGAGTAATCGCAGGAATCACAGAAGCGCAACCATCGGTAGAGGTTATAGGGCACTTTCTTACCCAAAGCGTAATCAATGGCGAGCTGGTCATCATCGACAAGCGATTCAAAGTAGTAAGTCCATGCCGGGAAGGTATCAGCAGAGATAGTTCCGTTATCCACGAGTTTTTGAACCCATGAGGACTTGTCCGTTTTCATGGCCATCATATCCTGAACAGAACCGACGCCCTGAAACCAGTCCATACCTTGGTAATTAAGAAGTTCGAAGCCTTCAACGGGATTAAGGACATCACCGGTGACATTCCATTTGCCGTTTTCATACTTCATGGAACCGGACTGCTTTTTCCATGAGCCGTCCTGATACCTCATTATTCGGTACGAACTACCGCAATATAGGGAAAGCAGGTACACGCTGTCCGTATCGAGTCCGTCAGTCTGTTTGAAGCGTATCTCAATTGCGTCTAAAGTTTCGTCAGGAGTACCGAAGAACTCTATGAAGTCACCATAATTCAGGCAACCTTTATTATAGCCGGGGGTATCTTTGAAACCGAGGGCGAACTGTTCCCCTTTGTCTTCTTTCCAGTTGCCTTTGGCATGGAAATAGACGTTTTGCAGGCTGTCATCCTTACACCGATAGGTGGCTACCGGGTGATTGGCGGTGGAGTGGTTCATCTGCAAGCCTTCGATATGCAAGTCACCGCTGTCAAATGTTCCGTCAAATGCACGTTGGACAGGTGTCATATAGTTACCACCCAAGGCACGGTATGTAACGTTCATCATTTCACAGGCGCCGCAGTCGTTCGCATTGCCGGAATCGGAGTAATCGACTTTTACGGTAATGACATCGACCGGGATTGTATTATCACCGACCTGTACTTTGTTGATGGCAGCCAAGGCTATTGCACGGCGTCCTTCCTCCGTCGTATCGTCCGGATTAAGTAGTATGATTCGAGTGTCCTTGTTTTTGCCTTTACTCTTGGCGAGGTAGTAGCGTTTATTCTTTACCGGGCGTTTGGCAGAGGTGGTTCCCTGGTTGCGGGTTTGGACACTCACGGCCTTGAAATTACGCCACGGGCGTTCGGGGTCAAAGTAATAGAGCGTGATGTATATCTTCGTACTGGTGGAAGTGGTGCCGTCCAGTGCTTCTATATCGGAGCCTTCATAGGGGCATTCGACAATGTAAGGCATACCGCGTGAATAGATTTCGGCAGCTGACGGGCGGCTTTGGGTACTACCCTCGGCTGTCTGGCTTTTAAGGACGTCCTCAAAGGCGTATTCCTTCACCATTACCTCTGTATCGGTTAGACGGACAAGGTAGTTCTTGAACGCCTGTGCCCATTCCATATAGGAGTTCCAGGCCATCATGTAATAAAGATACAAATCACCCAGTTTGCCGTCCATCGTTATATACTTGGTTTGAATCAGGGAGCCGCCGCCCGGAACATAACCAAGACAGGCGACTTCCTCACCGTTGAGGAAGAGTTTCATCATGGAATATCGTGTGCCGTCACGTTCGACGTAGTTGCTTGCAGGTTCAACAACTACGGCTACGGTTATCTTTTCACCCTGCCGGTAGGCGCGTTCTTCACGACGGGCGACACCATTGTTACAGAAGATGCCGACCACCCGGCCGGTGACATAGAAGCCGGCACCGGACGTTTCGTCATAGCAGCTAAGGAGCAGGGCATCATCATCGGTCACGTTCTTGGAAGCGAAAGCGAACTGGATGGCGGCACCGTTGGATTCGATGGACGAGCCGGCAAACGGGGCATGGTTTAATGACACGCCCACATTCTCGGCTACGCGAAGGCAGTTCTCACCCAAGAATGTGCCAAAACCGTTGGTAGTCCAGTTGGCACCGTCCACTTTCATTTCATAATTACCGCTGACAATGCTATGGTCAGTTTCCTGATTGGTACGGGATGAGAAGTCAAAGTTATAGATGGCGCCTTCTTTTATGGCGGCGTCAATGGCGGAACCGCTAACTGTCACCCGGACAGGTTCGCTAGTCACGTCCTTGCATACGGCAGTATAGTTGACCGTATCGGTGCCGTCAGCCTTGTAGCCCTGCAGTTGTTGTTTGACCTGATAGGTTTTGTTACGACTGGCAGCAATTTGTGTTACCTGCACGTTATTGGCTTTCACGCTGACGGGTGAAGTCATTTCCAACGGGTCATAACAGGCAACATCAAGTTCTACGGTTTCGTACAGTCGGACTACTCCACCGTTTTTATCATCGTATCTCAAGGCGACAAGAGGTGTGGAACTATTCGGGTCAATTACCATGACAGCCGTGTAGATGACATTTCCTTTCACTCCGGATGCGACATCCGTTCCTTGGATGCGCAAGGGATAGGTACCGTGTTCTAGGCCGAGGGAAGCAGGGCGGATTACAACGGAGTGCGAGTAGTTGTCATTTACAACGGTGGTAGACAGGGATTGCCATTCACCATTAATCTTGATGTCAACCTGGGCACTGATACCTTTATCAGAGGTGTTGTTTCCGAACTTATAGAGTGGAAGGCTGAAACTTTCAGTTGTCGGAGTAAGCAGAGTTTCAGGGGTATAGTTGAGCACCTGCACACAGGTACAGGTAATATCAACAGCTGTTACATTGACATTCTTGGAACCAGTGTTGCCGCTTTCGTCAGTAGCTATCAGCTTGAATTTCCGAGTACCAGCAGCCGTAAAGTATGTGGTGAAGTCCAGTTCAAAGGAGAAGTCCTTCATGTCACCGGAAGATGCTTTGTTGACGGTTTCAGTCCAGACGGTAAGCCCGCTTTCACGGTCTACGAGTTCCAGTTTCTCAATCAGGTTGTCAGAGGATTCGACACCGTTCGAGGTCACGGAACGAATGGCGGCAAAGGTTAGTAGCGTGGAGCCGTAAGAGCCATAGACAGGTGTCGACTGGAAAGCAATGGCAACAATGGTACCACCAGTTTGACCGCCGCCACCCGTGCCGATAGCGAACTGCACTTCATCGCCAAGGGTTTCACCGGCAGCGTTCTTCATCTGAAGTTTTACAATGCCTTCTGTTTCCACGTTTACGTCGAGGTTGGCCGGAACATAGGCATAGGCGCCACCAGTTGAAAAGGCGTCCTTTCCCCCTTCCGCCGGTTCATCGGAAGTTTCAAAAACGGAACCGCCACCACCATTCCCGAAGGGTTTCCAAAGAGAAGGGGTCGCAAAATCGGACACAGCACCCTGGAACTGCCGGGTTTCCATTTCATACTCGCCTGTTTTGTAAGTAATGATGAGACCCGTTCGCTCATATTTGACGCCAGATTCCTGTTGATAGGAGACAATGGCGGCAATAGCGGTTTCAAGGGTATAGTAGCCGTCTTTCAATGGGCGGATCTCATCAACAATGACGATGGGGTGTGTTACATCGTCAGCGGGCGTGCCGCTCTTCATATCCTCAAGGGCTTGCTTATCCTCGGCGGACAAAAGGCCGGCTTGTTCAAGGGTAGCAGAAGGCAGACGGAAGCTGTCATCCGTTTCTTTACCGGTTGTTTTGGACACTTTCTTAAAATACACATTGAGATAGGAATCGTCAGACAGGACGGAGAAAGAACCCGGTTTGATTATATCGGAAGGGATATTTTTCATTGTATCTTCCAAAGACTTTCCACGGTTGCCGGGGAAAGCTTCTTCTTCATCTTCCCCAAGAGACAACGGTTCAGGCAGACATTCAGAAGGAACTTTACTTTCTTCGTTCAAAGGAGCGATACCGTTCGCTTTTCCTATCCTTTCCTCAAAGTCATTTATTACAGAGGTCCATTTGCCCCATGTAACACTCTCATTGGAAACAATACCTATTCGTGAGATTGTACAAACTGTACCCAAATATACACCTTCGGCATTGTCTGACATGGTAGCCAGTTGTATACACGAAGTGAATGATTGACAAACCTTATTAAGCTCCAACCGTTCAATTTGTATATTTACAGGAATCTTAGACGAATCAACAGACAAAATACACCGATAATTCCCAATAGAAGAATCCCCGGAATACATTGTTTTTAATTTATCTTTAAAGCTACCAATAGTAGTAAAAGAGCCAATACTTTTAAATGGGTCAGTCAAAGGATTGGATTTATCAGACACTCCTGTTATACGTTTCAATAACTCGGCGTCTCCATCCGATAAATCTTTTGCAATCTTATTGACATTCTCCACTAATGCATCAAAATCACCATTCACCATTTTAGCAATGGTACTTGAAAGTAAATCAATAGATATTTTCCGACCGCCACTAACTTCAACGTACATATCTTTGGATAGCTCTGTTGTATCAGTCAGTTGCTCTATTGTAAGACTGTTTGTCTTCAACGCTTGTAACACAAGGCTAATAATCTGTTGTTTTTCTGTTTCTGTCATAATTCTCTTTTTTAATCATTTTCATATACCCATACAAGCTCAATGGTCATACCAAGATTATCTATGTCGCAATCATAGACATTATCAAGATAAAGTTGGAACTCCTTCAGAGCACCAATATCTCCACCGTTAATACCTTTCAAGACACATACACCATCCCTACTGATTACACTCCCTTCAATGAGGTTAGTATACGAATCTCCTTTATATAGTACAGCACGCAAATTTATCGAACCGTTGTCCAAATCGTTCTTTAGTCTATCCAGTCCATTAACTGTAAGTTTACCGTAACCTCTTCTACCAATATACTTGTTATCTATGTCAGTCGTCTTGATTGCAATCAAATCCCAATATGAATTTTCATCAACACCTGGGTGATGAATACTGTTGACAGTAACCATAGTATCACTATTAATAGAAACTCCAGTATTAGGAATAGCCTTAGTCATATTGATATATGCTCCGACCTCTGCAACCCCACTTTCTGAACCATACTTGATACTACGCATTCCTTCATCATCTGCTATCCTATAAGCACCGCTTTGTACACACCTCATAGCAAGCTGGTTATTCCATTCCAAAACTGGATTCATCGTTCTTACCTTCTGTAACATTTGATTGAACACAAAACTCTTCAATCCCTCTATTTGCTGGTTAAGTTCCGGAACATTACTTTCCTTTCTGGTATATCGAACACCATCAAAGTAGACGTAATTACAGCATAAGACACGATTCAATAATTCAGCAAACCACACAGGGCATCCCATCCCATTTCCAAGCGTGAATAATACTGTTGTATATTCGTGGCTGAATAGCTCAACAATATCCTCATCAGAGGTCACGAACTGCTCATTATCCACACCGAACGTCCATCCGTTATCTTTGAAACCACCAGGAACGCGAAAATCAAAAAAGTATTGCATCCCATCTATCCACCAGACAGCATCAAGACGCTGCTTATTATCTTTCATTGAATACTGAATAAGGCTGGTTTCTGATAACTCACATTCATCGTCCGTAACTTTAAAAATCTCACTCGTATTCCCATTAACTGTTACAGTATAGTATCCACATGGAAGCAATGAAATGTTATAGAAATAAAGAATCTTATCATCATTCATCTTCCATGAGCTTAATGATACAGGTGTAGATATATTACTTAAAAGATTATTAATGTAAACTATAGGCTCCTGCTCTTTGGCTGTCAAAATCAATTCAACAAAAATCCTGTCTGTACGTGCGAATAATTGCACATATTTACTCTTCGCTCCAAATTTATCGGTAGACGGAGAAAAAAACAGTGGGGTAAACGGGCTTATAATCATATTTCTAGGCTTTTGTTATTGAACGGACAAATAAATCATACTTCACTCCCTCGTTTCTCTCAACTGTACTACTCACCTCTTTGATGTAGCCCTCGTAAACTAGATCATCTTTTAAGATTTTAATCGTTTCATCATCTGTTGGTGGAATATCTTCATTATAAGTTGTGAATGAAACATCTCCACAAGTTATAATACCACTTTCAACGTTAAAATCATCTTTCATTCCTATACCATTGACAACAACATCACTATTACCGTCAGAAGAAGAATAAGATAGTTTTTTAGTGAACATACCAATATAGACGGCATTTGCTTGCAATATGCCTCCTTGCCAATACATGGTATTAAACATCGTTTCAGGATCAAGTACACCACTTATTTCCCAACCGCTCCTTATAAGCCTATACTCTTTATATGTTTGTACTCCGCCATTATCATGTAATGTAGTACTGGCACAAACAAAAAACACATCATTGTCACTTTCACTATCCGTTGTATCTTGGCCTCTCTTTTGCGATAAGAATTCAATTCCATAAACATCAGCACGGTAAGGGCTAATCAACTCTAATACATTATCAGTTATATCAATGCCAGTAGTATATTCAGTAGTAAATCGGAATTCGTCACGACCATTCATACTTTCATAGTCCTGTTTATCATATCCTACCCTAACCAAAGAATATATTCTTGATGAATCAACCTTATACTCAAAACTAGAAAAGCTGCTATTTAAATCCTTTACATTGTTATCACTAAACAATTTGTCCCGGTGTTTAAAAAAAACAGTGACCCCATTGATCACAGGCACAAAGCCAAAAACTGTTTCCATCCAGTTTTTAAACTTTGTATAAGAAGTATATAGCTTAGCTTGGGGGATTCCACGAATACTTTCAGCAGCTAATATCACGCAATTATCTAACCTTTCATCAACACCTGAAGCTATTTCACCATAGATACCTTCATTTCCACCATTCATGCTTTTAAGCAATCGGTTTAACACATCAATAGGTCTTATTGCATCCACATAGATAGGGTTAGCTCGAGAAGTAAAGCGTGTCTCAAATTTGAAATTACGAAAATAAATATTGCCAGTAGAAGCATTAACTCTGTTAAATGTTACCTTCAAATCCAAATACAAAGCCTGTCCTTTAGTCAGATGAATCTTGATAGATTCTTCCAGATTACCAGGAATAGCGTCCCCCTTATTATATTCCCATCTCCTCAAATCCACTGTACTCCCATCTCCATAACGCCCGCCTAGAACAATTTCAGCTTTAGTTGTATACGCATCACTATAACTGATATAGTATTCAAAACTAAAATTCAATACTATATCAATGTCGGACAAGGCTTTAACAAATACATTTGGATCATCTTTCGATTCCTGTGGTGCATCATAGAACTCAAGAGGTGAATCCCGTGACGGAAGTTCACCACCAGAAATATATAAGGGAAGCGAATATGTTATAGCTTCTACATATTTTCCTTTGTCAATTACAATGTATTGCAAAGAAGCATCATTTTCTACAGTATTACCACCTAATGTATGCGGTTGACTATAATTCATACTTACAGAATCATAATAAAGCTGATATACATCTTTTATCTCATCTACCGAATATTCGTACTGCGTTCCTTTGTTAGCCTTTATGATATTAGCGACACTATCATCTATCGAATTAATAGAAACAGTATTTCCATCATAGGTCAATGAACCGAAATCCAGTCGGCAACTGAAGAATTCTTCATAAGTATGAGAATTAGTTATAGTATAAACAGTGATACTAGCATTAGAAGCCAGGTATTTGCTCAAATACTCCTCCAATATGAGATCATAGGCTTCTCCAACAAATTGAAACTTTGAAGTAAAAGTTCTAGTTATCCCTTCGAGTCCAGAGCGTTTACGGGAAAACTTTATTTCATCCCAATTCTGAATACAAGATTTGGGAATATCATAGGAAATACTATCAACGGTAAGTACATATTTACAAAGCATTTTAACTCCTTTTGAACGTTCACGAGCAAATATATAGAAAAAGCCAACCAGTTTCCCGATTGGCTAAATTCTTGAAAATCACGCTTTGCTAAAATATGATATAACTATTTGTTTTTCAAAACAATATCTATACCAAGATATAAAAAGGACTTTTCAATGTTCTCCATAAATGATTAGCAAGTTCCACTAGTGTTACACCTCTTTTTTTAAAGCTTCGAATATTGTTTCTCTAAGCATAATTGCATTATTGGGGAAATATAGAATTGATATACATAATTTACTTCCTTTCTATCTTGTTAAGAACGAACTTTCCTGATTCAATTGTAACCTCTGTTACATTCTTTATAATATTGAGTAAAAATTCATCTGACAAAACTTCTATTCGTTTTACCCTGTTTAAGAAGAAAGGAACACTTTCATCACTATGTGCTCCCCAACTATTAGCAGAATCAAATAATAGGTCTTTTACTTTATATACATCTTTTTCAGTATCTACAATTATAGGTTGTTCGAGCCATTCCTGTATATCCATAATATCAAATCTATCATCTTTGAAATCAATACTTGCTATTTGATTTTCAAACATAACATGGGGAACAAGCTCGTCAGATTTTTCTATTCCAAGTTTACTTGGTATTGCATAAACAGGAAGAGGTAAATTTTCAAAACCAGCTATTCTTATAAGTAATGGTTTATATATCTTTCTTTTATTGGATGTTTTCGGCCAAAACAACAATGCTCTTAATAAAGAATATATACATGATAGTAAATATCTTTTATTGGATATAAATACAGAATAATAGAGGTCTATTAACGCCATTATTTTGTCCCGAAGTTCTTCTACTTGTTCTTCTTTGTCTTTTAAAATTTCATCTTTTTCAATTTCACTTTGTGGATTAGGGAAATTTTCTTTCCTCCATTCAATCCATTTAGAACATTTATCTTTAATATTAGGTTCTTTATAAACCCAAGCCTGTTTTACATTAAGATTTACAGGTGTAATTTCGATTGCATTTTGCTTGCTACTATCAGCTATTTGTTTATCCTCCAATCTAAATGTAATCCCTGATACTTCATCCCATTTAATAACCATAAATACCATACCATTGTTTTTAAAAGATATAGGCTGTGAAACAAATTTATGAATGAGTTTTTTGTTTTCATAAATTTGGATTGTAAAATGTTTGGGAGGAGCTATTGAAATCTTTATAATACTATCCTCATACGGAATATTTGTGAAATCTCCACCGGTTTGATTCTCCCAATCATTAATTCCAATTGCTTGAATAATAGTTCCTTCTTTCATGTGCATTAAATTCTAAAATTAAACAAATAAAATATCAATATTAAATATACAAAATCAATACACAAAGCTACCAAAAAGAATGGTATTTCTATCCTTTTTTTGAGACAATATGATGTCACTTTTGACATACTTATTTAACTCACTAATAAGAAATCTCTTGGAGTATAAACTTCCGAGCAGAAGAAATACGACTTCTTACAGTTCCAACAGGAATGTTTAGGATTTCACTTATCTCATCATATGAATACCCACTAGCATAATATATCACACTATCAATACAACGGGATTTTTTAGCACACCGTTGTATTGTGGAAACCAAATCATCAAACAGTATTGAATGAGCTGTACAGTTAGAAATGGCACTTCCGTCTACCATATCAAGCCCTGTAAAATGTATAAGGGAATTTCTATTGTATCTTATTATATAAGTATTCCTCATTATAATAAGGCACCACGGTTGAAGTGGTTTAGAACAATCAAATTTATCACGATTCACAAGTAGCTTATAAACTGTATCACCGGCTAAGTCTTCAGCATCTTGCATGGAACAGCAGAATTTTCTTGCCACCTTTAATATCCAAGGATATATTTCTGATAATTCCTTTTCAAAGTCCATTGTCAGCCCTCCTTATTAGGTGTATCTTCGGTTCGCCATTAATGCACCTTTCCACGTATTCCCGGTGCATGATACTTTGCTCGTGCATTTCCTTAGCAGAACGCTCGATTGAACTAATAAGAGTGCCTATATCGGGGGGCAATAAGGCAATCATTTTTTTTACCTCGGACACTTCTGCTGTTATCCGATTACACTTCGTCTCTAATGTACGTAATTCTGACAATAAAACATTGTATAAATGCCTATTTATACAATGGATGCTGTTTTTTCTATTCATAAAAAAGTCGTTTGTGATTCTAAAGGAGATGTACAAACGACTGTATGAAATAATTCGCTTTAATTAAAAATTAATCGAATTACAGCATATATGTAAATACCAATATTATCATGTGCTTCTTTTTCTGAACGATATTTCAACATCGGCTTGATGAACAATATTTGCGTAGACAGCAGCATTAATTACACGGGAATCTATACTCATTTTAAAGAATGTCATTAGAAAAGCAATCTCGGCATCGAAAGAAGAACGAATTTGTTCAGGAGTAACCTTATTTCCTTTATGTTCCTCACTGCGTCTTTCCTCATTCCGTTTTTGCTCAAAAATTGCAGAATGAAGCAAATAGTCAATCTTCGATGTTACCTGTTCATCACTCATATTCCGAGAATCTACATTTAGTTGTTCCAATACCTGACGAACATCATCATAAAAGCCAAGAGAAACAAGAGTCTGACATATACGAAGGCTCAATAGTTTGGCACGTTCTTTCAGCATATCCTCCTTGTCCATTACCATAGCCTTCATATTTGGAGGATTAACAATACTTCTGTATTCAATGAGCAATTTAGATGCTATCTCTTTAAGCGTGCTCTCTGACACAAATTCGCGATCCGAAAGCAAACAAGCATAGTTTCCACATGAAAGCTCAATGAAATCATTCAATGTTATCTGATTTAATCTTTCAATCATGACTATTTCAGTTTAGATAACTTATACAGTTCAAATTCACGGTTAGAAGCATCTTGGCGTTGCATTTTTAGACTCTTCATTAAAAGGAGATTTGTTCTATCAACCCTTTTTTCTAACCGGGAATAATCATTGAAAACAATGGTGTTACCGGAAGAGGATGCTAAATATGTCGGTGAAAATGTAGGAAAGTCCCAATCCGGCATATCAAAATTAGAGATATCTACCTTATCAACATCAGGAAAGACTTGCGCACCTTTAGGAATATCAACTAAAGTTGGAGTATCAGGAGTAATCCATGCTTTTCCGGAATACATGATAACTTCATGTTTACCGGCATCACCAACCAAAGCAGCACCGCCGGGGTGCCTATCATTACCTTTAGTACCTTCTGCATAAGAAGGAATAGGAGTGGCAAGAATTGTTGCTACTTGCATAGCCCCCATCGCCCCAATAACAGCAGCCATTACAGCACCGGCAATCGGACCTAACTGGAAAGCTTCCATAATACCACGAGCTGTTGCAATTCCAGTTTCTGCAACTTGTACTCCCTTATGCCAAACAGCTTGTTTATGGGCAATCTCTTGCTTTTGTTTTTCCAACTCCTTATTCTTGGCTTCTGTCTGATCCTTTGCTGCCCGTTTACGCGCTTCCGCTTCCTCTTCGGATATAGCTCCAGACTCTGCCAGATTCTCAATTCGTTCAATATCCTCATCATACTTTTCCTCATTAGCTTCCCGCTCTTCTTCTATTTTCTGAATCTGACCATCATAAATAGAAGAGACTAAGTTTCCAATAGCTCCCACAGCTTGAGATGCAGTTTGAAGCCATTTTTTCAAGTTCTTCTGACGTTCTTTCTGTGCTTTCTCATCCGCTTTAGTAACTTTATTGATAGCATCTATTTCTGTTTCTGCTTCTTTTTGGGCAAGGTCCGCTTTCAATTTTGCAAGTTTCTCCTCAAGTTTCTCCCTTTTGTCCGTACTCAAGTTGGCAGTAGCAAGTTCGGATTCCAAAGCGTCAATGGCAGCTTCCGAGGTTTTACGTACATAATCTAATTTTAACTGATACTCAAGTTCTGCATACTCCTGCTGGGTTATTTCCTTAGAAGCTAACTGTTTTTTAAGAGCAAGCGTATCCATAACATAGGCAGCATCCCGGATTTCCTGCTCATGCGCTGCATTCTCTGCTATTAATTGCACCTGATCGGATGCATGTCTTTCGTAAAGTTCTTGTTTCTTTTTTGCATATTTGTCATCAATGAGAAAAATATCTTCACCTGTTTTCTCCGCTGCATCAATTTCTGCTTCACGTTGCAATTCCAACTGGTGCAATTTCAAATCAAGTTCTTCCTGGGACCCCTTTTTTACAACAGCAAGAGCGTTCTCAACATCTTTCTTTTCACGGTCAGAATTATACTTAATAGAGAATTCATCTAATTTATCCTGCATTTCTTTCGCCAAATTCTGACGAGTAGCGATTTCTTCTTTACTATAACCCTTAACAGCAGCAATCTTCTTTGAGTACGCTAAACCAATTTTAGCAAGTTCCTTTTCTAAGCCTTCATCCATGAGGGCGAGTTCAGACTCTTGATAGGTTTCCTTAATCTTTTGTTTTTCCTTAGCAGCTTTCTCCAGTTCACGTTTTTCTTTATCTGTGAGAGGTTTGTTGAATGTACTTCCCGTATTTTCCTCTTGATAATCATTGGTAATACCTTTGATTTGCTCCATTTTTTCTTTCAATCCAGCAACATATGCAGTTTGCTCTTCAACAAGCTTGAAAGACTCATCTATGTCTTTTTTCATCTGATTAGTAGTTTTTTGAAGCCCTAGGCCTTGTTTCAATAAACTACGATTATTATACTCACTCCACTGCTTTTGGTTTCGTTTAGTATAAAGTTGCAATCTAGCTTCTTCTTGCGATAAAGTTCTTTCTAATATTTTAAGTTGTTCTCCTCTAGCTTTCTCAAAAGCTTCTGCACCATCAACTCCCTCTTTTCTATATTTCAAAGCGACCCTATCAATACTTTCCTCCTTAGATTTAACCCATTCCTTATCCAGTTTAGCAGCTTCTTGACCGTTACGGGCTGCATTAGCTAATCTTTCCTCGCCAAGTTCTTCTGCCGTGGCTATTACGGCACGCATAGAACGGACAAGGTCGGTAAATTCGTTTATTATCCCAGATAAAACGCCTGTGTTTTTACCTAAAGAGATCATCAGGGCTTCCCAAGCAGATTTTAAACCATCAATTGCACCTTTGGCATTATCTTCCATAGTATGAGCCATATCACCCAATTCACCTTCAACACCTGTTATTTGTTCGCGTAATGGAACAATCTTATCGGCAGCGGTAAGAAATGCATTGAAAGCAGCAACACTCCGTTTATCAGTCATTTCAAGAGTACTATTCAAATCTACTCCCTGCTCTTTCAATTTTTGTAATCCAGCCACCAATTCAGGCAGCGTTTTAACCGGACCACCTAACGACTTAGCAAGTACCCCGTTTGTATCAGCTAAATTTAGAAGAATATTACGTGTAGCAGTAGCAGACATTGAAGCGTCAAAGCCGGCGTCTGATAATTTACCTAGTAAAGCCAAAGTATCTTCAATAGAGAAATTAAAAGCCTTAGCTACCGGTCCAACGATTGGAAGTGCAGTAGCAAGATATGAAAACGATAACGCACTCTTTGTTGTAGCAACAGCCATTGCAGATACATAACGTTCTGTCTCACGAGTATCTGCATTGAACATTCTCAATGCAGCTCCAGTTAGCGAAGCAGCTTCCCCTAACTCTGCACCGGTAGCTTGAGCAAAACGTAAAACCGATTCTGTTGCATCTAATATTTCTTTCCGTGTAAACCCCAACTTGGCTAATTCTATCTGCAATTCGGTAGCTTCAGAAGCTGTATATTTAGTTGTAGCTCCCAACCTTTTAGCATCAAGAGTTAATTCTTTTATTTGGTCTGATGTGGTACCGAGTATTGCGGCAAGCCGGCTATTAGCAAACTCGAACTCGACAACACTACCAACCCCTTCCCGAAGTTTAGTAAAAAGAGCTACAACGCCACTTACAACAGCCTGTGCACCAATATATCCAGCTGCCCACCCTTTTAAACCAGCACCAACTTTACTTAACCCAGGAGCAAATTCAGAATTAAGTATCTTTCCTGCATTCCGAGCAATAATACCCATATTCTGCATGGACTTATTACCGTTCTGTATCTCAACCCATGCAGCCTTTACTTCTTCCCGGTATGCACCAATAGTCATTTTCTGTTGACTATATCGATCGGAATTTCGCTTTATGTAATCAGTGTTGATTCCAATAGTAGAATTAAGACGGGCAAGTGTACGAATATAGTTTTCATCCGTATCTTTCAAAACATCAACAGCCTTTTGCAGCTGCTTATTCATTTCCTTTGCTTGTGAACGGCTATGTACTTCCTGATTAGTCAAGGTAATAGCAGTTCTGACAAGTTTTAAACGTTCTTCTTCAGATAAAACAGCTTTCTTACGAGTAGTATTACCGGCATTCTGCGCTTTTGTCAAATTAGCTTCCGCTTTAGCAGCCTTTTCCAAGGACACAGCATTATCCGAGTTTGCCTTGGTTAGTTTCTTCAGTTCAGCAGCAGATAATTTCTCTACATTTAGCTTTTCCTCTATCTTCTTACTGACAGTTTGAGTTATTTCAGACTGTTTTCTAAGAGCTTCGGTTAATTCAGCAGATGCAGAACCAGCCGTTTTTGCTTGGGTATTATAAAGATTACTCAACTTTTCAAGGTCGGCAACTCCTTCTACATTTAGTTTCAAACCTTTTGCTAATTCTTTGGCTGCATTAACATAATCAGCCCTCACACGCTCAATAATATTATCAAGCTCAACTAACTTCTGCAAGTCGTTCTCATCAACGAAATCTTTCAATTTTAAATCCATAATTACAGATAATGTCTATATTCAATAATCTTTCCTTTTATCTCAACTCCAAGTTTATCAAAAGCATAGGTACCATCTTCTTTCTGATAAACGACATACATGCAACCATCCAAGACAGCTGCTTTCTTTGCAAGATCACTGATACGTTCCAGTTCACTCTGCATCTTTTTTATTTCGCAACTACAAGCCATTTTTTACCGATATCCACATTCTGAAAAGAAACGTTCCATCCAGGGACGGAGATACATAATATTAAAGTACTCTTTAGCTGTATCACCAATGCCTAAAATCTGCTCATCGTATTTCTTCTCAATAGAACTACCGTCCGTAAATCCTTTCGTTGAGAATCGAAGCCCGGAATCAATTCTATCGGCAGTTATGCTATCATAGAAAGTACCAGTAATAAAGAGGTTAGGTACCTCAACCGGACGCGGTGGCAAATAAAGCATCTCACTTCTAAGAGGTGGAGTTATCCTCTCCTTCCATCGTTTATATTGTTCCGCACGGTTCTGCCAGGGACCGGACTCGTTAAAATAGGTGTCAGTATCATAATCAGGATTCAATAGATGTTCAGTACCGTCCAGACCGGAATATAATTGCTCCTGAATGCAATCAACGAGCACATTCTTATGTTCTTCCATACACCTAATACATTCCTCTTCAAACCCGGATGCAATGGAATGAATAACTCTATGTAATTCATCAAAATCTGCCATACAGTAAAAATATAACGGGCCGGGCTGTAATCACACCCCAGCCCGTCGGTTACTTAGTTATCGCATCGTACACTTCCGAGAGCTTCTTCTTGCGGTCAGCTTCCTTCAGTTCCTGCCACACGACTTTAATGTGCGCATTAATAAACTCTTCCTTCGTCATGCCCTTCACAGCAACCTCGACGAACGTAACATTATCTACCTTCATGACACCTGCTCGATACCTCTGATTCCTTTTTCATACAATACAGAAGGAGCTTTCAACGAAGGAACCGCCCCGGCTTTAGGAACAATGGTAATGATACCATCCGAATATGTAGCAGAAGTTACGTTATTCATAACTTCAGCAGCACCATCAGCAATAAGACTGCCAAATTCTTCTGTACGGTCATAACCACCAACAACTTCAACTATTTTGTAAGTATTTTCGGCCTCCAACTTTTGAAACACAACATCAACCAAGCCTTTAACGAAATTCTTGGGATTGAAGTCTAACTGCACGTAGTCAAAGTGCAATTGGCTGTCTTCCACATCTTCATGTGAAAAACTAACAGTCATCGCAGACTTAGCACTACTGGTCGGGTACTGTGTCACGGTCGGGTAAACAGTAGACATCGGAATACCGGCAAGGATATCAGTGTCATCATTATAACCGATCAACATATTATCCTGATTCCAAAAGTAAACGTCCCATCCTTTATTGGCACATTTCAGAAGCTGGGCATTCAAAACCTCATCAAATTTCTTCAAAGTGAAGGTGTCTGTTTGAGCGCTAAGCCCGTTGTATTCACTTGCACCGTACCCTACAGGATTAACTTGAGGCTCTCCACCATTCTTGGCATACTCCAGGAATGGCAAAATAGGGTAAATACGCCCGGGACGGTCTGCATGGCACAATTCGAGCAACTTCTCACCTGTTATATCAGCAGGGAGTTTGACACCATGTTCTGTCAAGATAGCACCTTTGACCTTTTTCCAGTCAATGCTACAAGCAGAACTACCAGTGTTCATCCGGGAACCCTTACACGTTCTAATCTTTCTCATTTTCTTCTACAATTAAGATTATTAATTTTTATTTCCATCGAGCGTATATTTATGGCATCAATCGGCTCGCTCACAGCCTCACCGGAATCTGTATAGGCTCCGTATCTGCCATATGAATAGTTTTCTGAATAACTATGTTTCACTTTTTCGTCATAGTCGCAGTCGAACCGAGAATCTTCATATAATACTTCCAATAAACGTTTATAGATTGGCCGAAGGATATTTTTAAAAGATGTGGTTCTGCGCATCTCATTGCTCCACTCTTTACAAGAAGAACATGCTATAATTAACGAAACCTTTGCTTTTGAAAAATAATCCGCATCACCTCTATCCTCACTAATTGGAGTGAATAGTGCAACCAATGGAAACTTCCTTTCAGACTGGGCAGAAGACTTACTGTATTCATCTAAAATATCTTTGATATATTGACTGCTACCGAAGATGTAATTCAACCTTGGGGACTTCATAACTTTAGTTCCCCCTTTCCCATTTGGATAGAGAATTTCAAGCCCTTCTGGAAGTTCCTTTACAATCTCCTCAAACAGTTCTGTTATATCTAAATCTATCATAAATTGAAAGCATTAATTGGGGTCAAAAGATTCTTGGTTATTTTCACATCGAAAGGACAATCATTCGACATAGCCCATTCAACAAACTGTTTATTCTTCTCTACCATGCTATTCCATGTGCTTACTTGTCTCTTCAAAGGAGCTATATATTCATTAGCACATTTCAAACGGACAAGCCCGGTTATTGTAGCCTGGGTGTTTGCGTCACGAAGAATATGATAAAAGACATAGTCAGCGAACGGTTCACACAGCTTCTCGCATAATACTGCATATCCGGACTGGGGGGCTTCCTTCTCTTCTGAAATATCAACTTCATCTGAAGAATCTTCCTTTTCCCGTTCAATAAGCTCCAAATAATCTGTGATAGCTTGGGAAAGAGTCACACCAACAACATTTCGGAGAAATTCGGGCTGAAATGCCTTAATATACCCATTTATCACCTCATTCACAGCAAGAGATTGGGGCGAAGGCATTTCAGCGACCGAAACATTCTCAATATGCCTGGGACCTGACATAAAATATGAAACATCAATCAACATAGCGATAGTTATTTAGAAGTCTTGCCTTTCCCGGTTTTCTTTTCATCTTCCACGGAAACGGCTTTATCATCTGTAACAGTTACCTCCTTGGCATCTTCCTCTTGCAAATCTTTTGAATCGGCAACCGGAAGATTCTTTTCATCAGAAGGCACCTGTACTTCAAGTTCTGCAATGCGAGCTTTCATTGTTTCACGCTCTTCTGTCAGTTCAACAATTGTCTTATCTTTCTCTGCAATGGATGCAGTAAGCCTGCCAATCTCTTCATTTTTCTCTGCAAGCATACATTCCAATGTCTTTCGGGCATCTTCTTCTGTAACAAGACCACATTCGGAAATAGGGATGAGTTGAATCATCCCTCTATTAATCCGAATGCGTTGCTCTTTAAGCACATTGGTTACATCCTTATCGTTACCTCTAAGTATGTAATCCATAATCCTACGCTTTAGTTATTGCAGTTTTCAATGCGGACAAATCCCCATAAGCGAAAGCCCACGGCATATAAATCGGGAAGATAACTTCTTCTTGTGCCATCAATACAACCTCGTTGCAAAGCTTGGTCTCCACATCTTCAGCCCATTCAAGTGTCAAAGTGGTATAATCAACCAAATTTGCAGCTTGGTTAAAGTCACCTAAAAGATACTTACCTGGAAGAATACCACCATACTCGATAATCGGACGACCGGCAATATACTTCACCCCATCAACCATTTTAACGATACCAAGATTACGTCCTGTCGTATCTTTCTCTGATTCCATACCATTAACAGTCATTGGATTAAGAATGATAGCATTCGGAAAATACTGGGCATATGTCATTGCGGCGAAAGCTGTTTTCACTACATCTTCAGAGTTGGGTTCCTCAATGTTCTTAAAGCCGGCTTCATGAACACTGAATGTCATTTTATCCGTAGCAGTTTCAGCACCGGAGAACGCGACACCAGGAATAAGGATACGCCCATCTTCCATTTTCACAAGAGCGTGTGTTTTGTTCAGTTCTGTAAGAACAGCGGCACCAGCGAACGTGATACTCATTCCATCAAGAATCAAATCCTGTGGTTCTGCAAACTCTACAATTACATCCTTATCACCGTTATATCCGGTAATAGCTTTTACAGCACCAGCAGCACCTGTAACAATGGCTGTACTAATAATCTTCTCTACAGAAGTCACCCCAGTATTATTGACAATACCAAGCAGATTCTCCCCGTTACCGTCACCAAACAAGATGTTCCAGTCTTCTGCCATCCAAACAGCTTCAGGAAGCATGTTCAAGATGTAGGAACGAATGTACACTCTTGATTTCAACATACGTTTTGAGATACGGATATGAGTACCAAGGCGCTTAGTTCCTGTCTGTATCTCTTTTACCTTGATGCTTGATTCAGGCAAACGCCCATTCTCTGTTACAAAACGGGCATTGCGGTTGAAAGCATATACTTGCGCATAGGCAAGTTGAGGGTATGCAGGATCAGCAGTCAACGTCGTTAATACATCACGCATATGCAACTTTTTGTTGGCAACCTGAGTCACAACACGTTTCTGTTGTTGAGTAATCAACAAATCACCGGTGTAATTGTCAGTCATGGAAACGACATCTTTCAAGGAGAAGCCGTCAAATTCTCCTGATTTGCGTGTTTTTCCTTCTGCGAAATCTCTGAATTTTTCAGAATCAAGCATCTCGTTCAACTTCTCATCGAACTTGTTGATAGTATCCATAGAAAGACCTTTCTGCTTCATTTTCTCGATACTTTCACCAAGAGTTTTAACTTGTTCTACAAGTTGCTCGTTGTCCTTTACCAATTGCTGGAACTTTTCTCCATCATAGGCTTTCAATAGATTATTGATGTCACCAAACTGTTTCGTTACCTCCTCCGGTGAGGCAAATCCTTCAAGTGACTTGTTAACTACTTCACACATCATGCCGGCGATGTTTTCCATGAATGTTTTCTGTTCTGCCGGCAAGCCGTCCGTTTTCAGATTAAAATCTGATACTGTAAATTTTCTAATTGGCATAAAATTTAAATTTTAAGTTATTTATTCTCGAAACAGCTATTCAAACTCTTAAAATCGAGTAAAGTGCCATTATCAGCGGCTTTAATCGTTACTTCATCGTTCCCATTTTTCCCGTCATTCTTTTCTTGAGTGTCAACAGACGGCTCATTTTTTCCGGTGGTATCTTCAGAAGTGTTTTGCAGAATAGCATTCGAACGATATACTTTTCCCCAACAGTGGGGACATCTTACATAATTCATAAGGTCTTGTAGACCCTTTTGAGAAAATTCTTTCTTTTCTGATTTGACAGAATCAATAAGAGAAATTACTTGGGTTCTAATCTCCGGAGTGAGCTTCTCCATTTCTTCCCTTACAATGTCCTGTGTTATCCATCTCTGATAATCAGCAGCATAATCTAATACCTGTTGGGCAAAGGTATGCTCTGTTTCTGCATCATAATCAAATTGATAACCACAATGAGGACATGAGACAACGGCACCACCGTTGAGGCTCTTCAGTAATAAACTTAATTCCATATCGTATCCTTTTAAACGTTCATCACTATATCCATGCTGCAAGAACGCTTTCCGGACGAAATCAACAGCTTCCTTTACCTGGTCAGCAGTAGCAGACTTGATATTCACAAGGAACGTCTGTGGATTACTCCCCCAACTTGTCAATGTTGAATATTCCATCATACGCCATTCAAGCACCTTACAAGGATCGATAGAATCCCTTTTGATGGCTTTTACTCCGATAGAGTGTTCAAGTGTTCTGCCATTCTCTGCAAACAGTTTATAATCAGCTAACGTATCACGGCCAATCTGTTTTTCAAGATTTAACTGACCGACCATGACCAAATTACCTTCTGTTTCCTTACCATTCAACGGAACACCTAACAACTGGTCTGTACGATGATTCAGGAACCAACGCATCCGACCAATATTTTCTTTCAATGTCTTATTGAATGAGCCGGGCATAGATATGTCATTTTGTGAGTCCTTCACACCGATACCGTTCACCGCAACGGTAACGATACCCTTCTCATCAACATCATTTGCCTTTGTCTTGTACTGAAGGCTTTTGATTTTCTCTTCCATCTTTTTCATCTCCACTTTTAGTGTTAAAAACTCGATTTACTTTATCCAGTTCCTCATCTGACATATCAAATTTCAATTTGTCAAACAAGGGATTTTCTATCATACTTTCGCCTATTTGGGCACGCCAGTCATTGAGTGTTATAAGCCCACATGAGAATTGTTCACGACAACGTTTATTTATATTTGTCTTTACGTCCTCGGATTCTTTCAATCCTTCCTGCAAACAATCAACATCAGAGAAATCACAATCCAAATAATATCCCCCTCCTTCAAGACCAAGGAAAGCTGTAAAATCCTTGCAGAATTGTTTGGCCATAGGAATAACAGTTGAACAATATACGCTCTTTTCAGCAGTAGCCTGATTGCTAAATGTGGACTGGTCTTTTCGCGGAACAAGAACGGCTGGGATGCCGTATGCCCCTGCAATATTTATTGCATCAGCCAAAGTCTCTTCAAACGGCTGTAACTCTGCAATAGAAAGATTAGTACGAACAAAGTCAATGTCTGCATCTGAAATACCATAAGGTACCTGGCCCTTCCTTACACCATACTTCTCAAAATTTTGCTTCAAAAGCTGTTCCTTTTCATCGTCAGTCAACGCTATTGAACCGGTAGCATCAGTTTTCTTACTTACAATAAAGCCCAATCCACCCCGCTTTACATAAATCACATTTCTAGCTTCATATACAGCTATTAGATTTGACATTGGCTTATTTTGGGAAGCAAGACGACTTTTGGACTTCAAGAACATAGCCCCTGAATAGAACTCTGCACTTCCGTCTCTATCATGCCATATTTGGTATGGAGGAATTTCCAAACTACCATTCCAACCATACTCCAAACGATAGCTACGAATAATATCTTCTGTTTGGGCAATGCCAAACAATGGCATATTCCCGTAAACAGGTTCTACAATAGTCTTATCAGAAGGTAGCACCCAATAATTATCGCAATATCTCCATTTTTCAGCTGTAGAAAAGACATCAGGCATAGCGGCACGAATAAAGCTATTCCCTGTACACAATTTATAAATATGGTGCTGATAAATCAATTCTTTCCAACGCATCAAACAATTAGGACGACTAAGTATGCCATTCATTCGTTTATTCGCCCATACTATACTGTCATCCTTAGTTTTCTTCAATTGAAAATTAGCACCTGCAATTCGCGATGCAATATAATCGATCGGGAAAAAGACTTCAGGTATCGTACTGAATAGCGTTAGATAGTTACTGCCCGCTACAATAGGACTAGTAAGGTCCTCAATGTATGCAACTGACCATTTTTCAGCCTTGCCACTTTGAGTATCTATATCCTTATTTTCAGATGAAGTAACTATTTCAACTTCACCTTTAGTCTTAGATTTCTTTCCAAATAGATTATCAAAAAAAATATTCATTGGGTTCCTTTTTGAGCAAAACTAAGTAAAAAGGAAAACCGTTTTCCAAAACACTAAAATCTTGAAATTACGAAAACATAACTCCAACGATATAACACACTTATTTTCAATCACATATAACACAATTCAATTCAAACCTAATTTTACAACGAACTGTACTAGCCCACTCAAAACAGCACTAGCCTCTTTTGTTTCACTATCTTTATTATAGTCCATCAGGTTATTCATGAAGGCAACATATTCCGTATCAGATTCTACTTTTGATGCAGAAAAAAGAATACTATTTTTCACATAATCAGATGTTGCAGCAATACGCTTGTCTACATCCGGAAACTCTTTCATTACACGAATCTCCTTGTTTGTACTAGAACGGAGTTCCCGGATAAAAGGGAAATAAGCATCCGTACATTCAATTACACATGAATCAGATTCATGGGACAAAATAGAAGAACGTATATCTTCTGTTGAAGTAGTTTCCATAAATACGACATCAACAACATGCCATTTATTTCCACATCTAAACGCTTGTATAAGGACAAATTTCCCATTAACATTCGGCATCACATATAGAATCTTCTTAGTGTATTTACATTCGGTATCTGGATTGAAGAAATTAATAGTGCCATTACAAGCATACAAGTTTCTTTTTCGCCGGTTACTAAACTCTATATACTGCTCACTACACAAATCCACAACGACATATCGGAACGTATCAGACAGGTGCCCGTGCTCCTCATAAGTCTGCAAGGTAGTTTTATTCTTGACCTTAGTTTTAAGAATGGCACCGTTAGCATCTTTCTGTACGCTCATGTAGTCCTCAATAGATACCGAACATGATTCGTCAATGTATATCTCTATACCGGGAACAGTACAATCAAAGATAGCATTGATAAACTCACCAGTCATTGCGACACTCGGATTCTTGTTGCCTACCTTATCTTCAATCTCGAACCCTTCTTTCTGCAATGTGTCTATGAATAAGTCCATCCAGGAACGCTTCTCATCGTCAATGCTGTTTGCCGCTTTCGTTGATGCATCACCATGTACATATAACCTATCAGAATATTGGATAGATTTCAGATACTTTGCAACAAGTTTGGAAGCTTTCTTTACTGTATTGTTGGGGCTTTCAGCACACGTTTCATGGAATTGCCAAACCTTGGTACCAGTTGTGAAATCGACCTGCCAATATGATACGCTGATATACGGAAGCACGTTGTTATCGACAGAGATATGAATAGGTAAGTCCGGAACATACTTATGCTCACCGGAATGTTTGCCACGATTGAAGGAACCGAAGAACTCACTACCGGTACGAATGACACCCCATTCTCCCAATGCGTACACATTGTAATAGTCCGGATCGTGAACTCTATCATACTCAAAGTCGGCAACACATTGCTCATCATAGAAACCATACGTACCGTCAGGACTACCAACAACCCAAAAATTATTCAAATAGGTAGATTGGATAATAACTGTATTAGGGGCCTGTTCCTCGATTTGCTTAGTACGAAGATTAAGTATTTGCCTGGGTGCGTTCTTTCTTACGGATTTGACCTTGGTAAGTTCTTCCGGCAACTCTTTGCCGGCAATGGTAACAGTCATCGGTACATCATGCCATTTATCTTTATCAATAAACTCTTTCTTTATCCAATGGCTTTCACTGATCGGGTTAAAGGTACAAATAATCTGCTGCCCTTTCTTACCACGCAAACGCTTACGTAGCTGTTTGAAATCCGGATGCTCGAACTCTGACCATTCCTCTAACTGAACTCGCTTATAGTTAGAGATACCTTTTATCTTCTCCGGATCGTCAAGACCGGAGAAATCTATCTTCGCACCATTTACCAGACATTTAATAGTATTCTGTTGAAATTTGAACAAATGGGAGATGCCAAGACCGGCCGCAGCGACTTTATAATCTTCATAAATGGTTTTGAGAATAGAAGCTCCTACCTTACGCATGACAAGAGTGTTTTCCCCATCCTGTAATGTCTGTATCAGTATGGTTTGTGCCACACTATACGACTTACCGGAAGATGAACCACCATAGAGAATGATAAAACGGATAGTCTCATCATTCAAGTACTTCAATAGATAGAATCCGTTAGGATTTAGCTTCTTATAATTTATAACCATATTGTTCTAAAAGTAAGGTTTCTCCGTAGGATGAATACCGGATTTTGCAGTTCAAATTGTTCTATTCTTCCGAATTCTCATTATCTTCAAATCCGATACGAAGTTCACCGACTTTATTTCCGTCTCCACCTTTGATGTTGACATTCTTATCGGCTTCCCATCCATTCCAGGCACCAAGAATCCGGGCGGCTTCTGTCTTGCCGTTGAACTCATAATTAACCACTCCTCTATTATTCTGAATCTTCTTCAACGCATTACGGGCGCGCTTTGGAAGTTGGGACGGACTTCTCATCTTTGTTTTCCCGGTAACAGGGTCTACATAATGTAAATCATCGGGATCAGCGAGTACAATATCCATTAATACCTTCTCGACCGTTTTCCTCTCTACTTCAGTCTCTTTCGCCCTCTGTTGCTTAATCTCACTTATCCTTGCACTAACCTTGCTATTGGCTAACAATCTGCTAGCAGCACTCCAAATCGTTTCAGGTTTCATCTTTGACGCATCATAAGACATCCTATATGCTTCACTAGCATTACCTTCTGTATCAACGTAGTATTTACAGAATTTCTCTTGCTTGAATGTTAATGGTTTCTCTTGCTTTCCCATATCAATTGTTATTTATTCCTACGAGAAAAAGAAGCTGCTCTCTATCCTTTAAAAGCTCATAGGTGGCAAGCAGTGTGCTGCCAGTTGTTAATATGTCATCATACACTATTATTTTCTTTTCCTTTATCGGACGAAGAAGAAAGAATTCTGGATTCAATCTATCTTTAGTTAGGCACTGGATTGCATTCTCATAGAATGGTATTTTCACCGCCCCCGCAATTTTCGTACAGATAGAGGTTGAAAAATGAAAGCCCTCGTTGTGTCTCCGTCGCGGTGTGGTGACTATACACCATCCTTCATATCCCCCTACTATGAAGCGGTGGAGAAACTCACACGCTCTCTCTGCAAAGAATGATGCAAGTTCCTCCGACTGTTTAATTTCTGAAAAGCTGGTACCAGTCTTGGAACGGGTGAACTGGGAGATGTAATAGATATCACCCTTTTTATGAAGTGATACCTTTTCTTTCAGATCACATAACCGTTCCTGATGAGACCAGCTCTTATATTTCACCGCTTCCGGCTTATCCCAGTCATCAATACGACATATCTTTCCCTTTCCTTTCATCAAAGATCTTCTTTACTCCGTCCTCGACAGATGTGTAAGACAAAGGTACTAAATAGATATCCCGGTTCACCGACTGCTCTAAATTGTCAAAATCCCGTTTTTCATTAATTAGCTCAATTTCAAGCGGTTTGTAGTATTTTACTAAAGAAGCAAAATACATAGTAGTCACAGGTTGGACGTTACAAATATTGATAAGTTGCCGGTTACAACCCACCGAATAGATAAGCCCCTCAATGACATCATCTATGTAAGTGAAGCACCGGATATTCTGACCACAGTTGTATAATGACACGTTTTCCTTTTCCATCAGGAACCAGAGAAGAGTTCTTTTTCGCGGATTAGGTCCATATACATTATGCAGCCGGCACCCGGTCGCAGCCTTACAATAGATAGATGCATACTGTTCATCGAAATACTTGCTTATTCCATACATAGAAGTGGTATTCTCCGGATTAGCCGTTGACGAACTGGCATATATTAACTTCACATGATTTTGATTGCAAGCATCAGCTACTCGCATGAAAGTATCAATGTTATCCTTCCTGATCTGTTCCAGGTTTCCATTAAACACACTAGTTTGCGCCGCCAAATGGAACACACAATCAATACCCCCATTTTTCAGGAGCTCACATACTTTTGTGGCTTCAGTACCAGACTTTCGATCAAGTCCTATGACTTCAACACCTCTTTTTGTCAATTCGCGGCAAAGGGCTTTTCCTATAAACCCCTCACTGCCGGTTACAATCATTCTTCTCATCATCACAAAAAAATAAAGGATATATCAAACTCTCGTATATCCAAATTCAACATATTGTTAGTAAAAAACTCAAAAAAACATTAACTTCAAAATAGAATACACTACATTTGTAGCTGTATAAAATATAAAATCAAATAAAATGAAAAGACCGCAAATAGATATAATCAAATACGCATTAATTGCAACAGCCATATTTACTCTAATATTAATATTAGTATATGTATATAGATTTCATCACGGACTGTCCTATAATCATAATGATTTTGCTGATTTCGGCAGTTATTTAGGTTCAATTACAGGATTACTTGCTTTCATTGGAGTACTTTATACAATAAAAGACTCACAAATAAATAGACAAATTGATAATGAAAGGTCAACATTTTATAATTTGTTGGGATTATATCAGCATCAAGTCGACACCAACAAATATACTGAACACCAAATTGAGAAAACAGGAATTGAAGCATTCAAAGCATACGCACATGAAGCGCGTTCATTATTCTATGCTTATGTAATATATCATTTTATAAAAGATGGAGAAAAATTTCCATCAGAATTAACACAAGTCAGTAAGTTAGACGAGCAAGCATTTCTGGAGATTTATACTAAGTTTGGAGTTCATTCAACTACAGAATTAAATGTATTATTAAAAAGTAGGGATCCCAAATATTATTACGATACTATATACGAAATAAAAGGCATAATAATGTCAAGCAAAATTCATGAAATGTATCGTATAATTGTTGCATCAATCTGTAATAGGATTTGTATAGAAAAAAGATACCAACAGCTCTATAAGTTCATAAGAAATGTCGGAGATTATTTATATGGGCAATATGGACAATATTTAGGGCAATACCATAGAAACATATATTATCTGTTGGATTCAATCCAAAATTTTAAATACCCCAATGACTATTCTAAAATATTTAGAGCACAATTATCCTCAGATGAGTTAACAGTCATACTATTCAATTCAATGAGCTCGCAATCAACTCTCAAAACAATTTCTTTATTAAAGAAATTTGATATATTCAATAACATTATTGCCCTCGAACTTCCTATATCTGGATATGATACAGAAAAAGAAATCGTAATTCAGACTATTAACTCTCTTTTTCATGAATTTATAGCTGATTCTACAAACAAATGATTATATACCCAATTATTATATTTATTGTAACTGTACAAGAATATAGGGAAAAGAGTGGTTGTATTATTCAACAGTTTTCTCTATACTTCCGCATTCAGAACGTTCAATTTCTACTTATTTGATACCAAGATAATCCCAAAAAGAAAGTCTACCTTTTACATTCTCAATAGGACTTTCAAAAAGTATTGGATTAGCTAATACCCAGTTATAAACTTCTTTTTCAGCCCAGATGGAAGAATGATTCTGTACACAATCCACTATCTCAATGCTACCGATAATGGAGCCTGTACAAAAACTAAAATCTTTCCACTCTTTGTTTTCCGGTAATGCCAATAACTGCTCATTGGTAAGTATTGAATCATAGAAATTATCGTAATTCAAAGGTTTACCGCTTGCATGAATCAGTACCCTCTGCCCTAAATATTTCTTAGGACACGGCCAAGTACGGTTCTCAATGTCTTTAATACCGTGGACTATCAAAGAGGCCCACGGTTGTTTTATTGTTATTGCTTTCATTTTTATTAGTTTTACGCAAATTGCTTTAAATAATAATCGCATCTAAATCCCTTACGAGGCGAAAAGTCTACAAAGTCAAATGACTTAAACAGCCACATTTTATTTGCCCACCTTGCAAGGTCTAACTCATATTGTTTAGGCTTTCTTTTATTCGTGAAATCCCGGTAGGGTTGAACAAACGGAGTAATACCTAAACTCCTCAATGTGTTAAGCCGAAACAAATCCTGCTCAATGGTAGAATTGAAGCCGACCAAGACGTTTCATCTTTAGTTTATTCAACCAATACGCCTGTTCTTCGTCCATTATGCGAACATCTACGCCATGTAACTTTATAGGTTGTCTAGTTTTCAAAAGATAGCTTACGGCATTTTTCCATTCCGGGTTCGCAAAAAAGTTGTTGTCTAACACTTCAATCCACTTTCCTTTCGGGTTCAACTCCACCGGCTCAACGGTCTGAATGTATCCCTCTTTCTCACGAACGAGGCAGAACGGGCATTTCCGAATACATCCCCTGCTAAAAAACTGTATGGAAAAAGGATATTGGGGATAAATGGAGTAGTCCATCAACAAACTGTTTTCTACATCATCAGAAAGCCTGCTTGCAATATTATACCCGGTACCACCTTTTTCGATTACATCAGCCTGCAATATCAGATAGTTGAAATCCGGAGTGAAAGTAAACACCTTACTTGCCATCACCTTGTCGTATCTGCTGAAAGGTGTAGCCCATTCTACTTGATCGCCTTTTGCCTTATGATATGCAGAGGCACGCATAAGAGCGAAATTTGGAAAGTAATGACCGTCAACGTCAATTAATCCGATGTTCATTACTTTCTTGTTATTAATCAATTACTATTGAATTGGCAACTTTGGGTTGAATGGTAATAACATCTTTACCTTTATCGCTTCCGATTTTACTTATGTATAGCCCATCAGCATCTTCACGAATCAAAAACTCTTGTCCTTTCAATTTTACTCGGAATGATTGCCTATCTAATGTGGCTCTGTCTCTTAATACTATTTCCATATTTATTATTTGAATTATTCACTATATCCATTTTCCGCTATGACTTGTGGGGTATCTACATTTGCTGTTAATACAGTGGATTCCATCCATCCGTTTTCACCGTAATACATATCATCAATCTTATCATCAATCTCATACCACATCCAATCATAGTCTTTGTCTTCTCTGAAAGCCTTTATAGCTTCCTCTTTAGTGTTGGCGGCTACCAGTATCATTCCGCCCGAATAGCTGCCACATCTTACATTTATGAATACTTTCATTTTTATCTTGTTATGAATTAGTGTAAACACCTTCATCACAATTCTCAATGCGTGACTGACATTCACTTACTACCTCTTTTAAAATCTCCGCACACTCTTTATTTGAGTAGTTTTGCAGCAATTCATCGATATGCTGCATTATATCATTTACTTCCATACGCTTTCTTTGCCATTTTATTGATTAACTTTATTGTCTTATCACTCAATTTGCCATTAGCCGTTGTAACGTGCTGAATGGACTTATGCAATTGGATTCTATTCATATCTAAATTGATTTGAATTAATACACTCCATACAGTCTGTCATCATTGAATGACATAACTTTCTTCTTTCTCTCTCTTTGTTTAAATATAATATTCCTTATTGTCACTTTTAGAAATCCTCTAAATGTGCCGACGACCCGTTCTTTTAACAGTATTCCGTCCGAAAGAATGGAACGGGCAGCGCTCCATAATTCTTCCGCTTCATGACGTCCGATTCCAAATTTACGGTACACATAACTAATTATTTCTTCTTTATAAGTTTCTATCCGATGGAAAAGAACAGATGAATCTCCTGTTTCCCATACGGAAATAATAGTTTGCATATCCCTATATGCATCTAGCTGCAATATTTCAACATCACCACTCTCTATTTTTTTTTTATTCGTTCTGATCTCTTCGAGAAATTCATTCCTGCTAAAAATCCGAAGTTCATTCAAGGTAGTTCCTGTTACACAAATACCATCTAATTTGCACCGGTCTATCCCGTTGAAAGTAGAATACATCAATTTCCCTATTGAAATATTCAAATCTTGTCCTCTGCGCTTATGTATCTGAACCGTAGTATTTCTGGCTAGCTTCAAAATAATTTCACGACCATTCTTCAGTACATGTTTCACACGCCCCAGACTACTCACATAATACCCGGGGAATCCTACTATTTCTTTCCAAATCTCATTCATCTTTTTCTTGTTATTAGTTAATTTTAGAGTTGAGAATCGCATCCGCAAACATTACTATTAAATGTTTCATAAGCTATACTCGGAGGATTGTCTATATCTCCTTCTTTCTGAAAATATTCATCAAATTCATCTTTACAACACACCTGAATAGTGGAGTTTGTTATTACTACTGTGAATTTGTCGGGAATGGAATCCAAACACCGTTTTATCTTTTTTGCAAGTTTTTCGGCTTCTTGCTCATTCGTTAATTCACTCATATATGTTTTGTTATGAGAGTTAATACTTCTTCCCGTGCATCTTTTCACGGAGTTCGTTATACTCCATTTTCTGCTCGATGTGCCAAAGCAGGTCTACCTCTAAGTGCTTGGCGAGCCCGAAGATAGATAGTATCATATCATTCACGGCTGTAGGAAAATCAAATATTCCGTCATACCTAACAGGAAGTGTAGAGATGGAATAGATTGATTCGGTAAAAGTTTCGCCTTTACAGGCTTCTGCCATATCTTCAATACAGTCATCAATATCTCCATTGGCAAGTTCAAGGTTTATTCCTCGAAGTCCTGCAAGATCAAGCAAGCGGATAACAGCATCAGCTAATTCTTCTTCGATTGAACCTTTAATGGTTTCGTTATATGCAACTTCGTAACCGCGCTCTTTGGGAATGTCAGAATCCAATCCTTGACAAATGCGGCTGTTAGCAATCTTCTTATTATACCGATCAACATTAGCACGCCTTCCTTTTCTATCTGCTTCCACAGCTTCCATCAGTTCAGAAATCACAAGGCAAAGAAAATGATTGTTACTTAGCTCTTGATCGTGAAACCCATGTTCACAAGCTGTTTTATATGCTTTGTCTCTTAATTCATTTAAATTCATTTTACTCATCCTTGTAATGCTTAAATATATCTATCCAATTCCTTTTCTAATAATTCTCCATCTATTTCAGGAAACAGCCTCAGAACTAAATCCAAAGATTTGCAATAATTGTTACTGTATTCTTCAGTATCCATTAATCGAAGTACCATAGAACAAAAGATACTTTTTGTGTCTTTTAATTCGCCTTTCATCAGCAATTTTGACAGTTCGATAATTTGACTAGTAGGATTATGAAAACTTCCGTTTATATATTGAAAAATTAGTCTTCCTTCAAATTGGCATATTTCACAATCTAGTTCAAAATCAATGTACTCTATTTTACCATTTATGAATTCACAATAAACACATTCACTATTAGAAGCAAATAAAATTGCAAAATCATAGATATCATCACTATTACCTACAATTATTGAAGTAGATTCAAGAGTTTCCGAAACACCATTATTATACTTTGCATCTTCAATAAGTTCCCTCACATATTCTTGAACTCTTGTGATGTTCTGCTCTATTAAATCTTTTTTACTCATAATTTCAATTCAATTAAGTTCGATTATTTTTTTGCAATATTCTCCCAAAAAGTAGCACCTTCAGGAGTATTATAAAAAGGGAATGAAATAGTTAGAAACTGATGAAAGCTGCAATCAACATCTAACAAATTGTTCATCCGCTCTTCATTTGTCATTGAGAAGTCAGGACATTCAATATTAAATGTCTCATTTGCTCTTTCTGTATTATATTTCCATTGATTGAAAATACCTAGTCTTTCTAATTTTTCTATTTTTTCATTCCTCTTCATGTTGATTGACTTTTAATGCTTTACGTCTATAAAGGTAATCGTTATTGACAAGTTTAGCAAACAGAAACTTCGCCATTTTAACGCCATTTTCATTCGGTCTTTTTCTTCAACAATTCAAGTACAATTCTTTCCCCTTCTTTCATTCCATCAATGTACCCTTTTGCACGTTCACCGACATTATATACTATAAAAGAGAGGATCAACAGAAACAGTCCGAGCGAACGATGCCAGTATGGAAGTTGGACTGTGAACGGCTTGATTGTTATAGAAAAGTGTCCTACATATAGCAGGAACACAAACAAAATCACACATGAAATAATTGTTGTTTTCATATTAATCTGTAAATAAATTAAGTTGAGTTGTAAACTCGGGTTTATAAATTCTAAATTTACGGTTAAAGAAAGTCTCAAAGGCTGTTACAATTTCAGAGATGGTATTATCAGCAATTCCTAATAATTTATCATCGGCAACTATAAGAGATAAAGCCTTGTCAAGAGTCATTTTCTTCTCAATAAACAGGGAATACACCAAATATCTACGGGTATATTCCCCAGCCTTGAGTGACTCAACTTCTTCAGGAGTGGCCTTTCTCTTGTACAATACTTTATACCAATGTGTTTCAGCAGTACGAGCACGCTTTTGTCTCGGTAACAAGTCATAAAACACGGCAATTTCATTCTTTTGGATACACTTATGTTTTTTACGAACACCATACATCACATAAGGAGTGTTCCAATCAGGATGAGTCTTTCGATATTCAAGTTCCAGCTCTCGATCAATAAGATCTTGCTCAAAGTCTTGTTTCATTAACCATTCCTCGAACCAGGCAGCAAGTGCTTCTTCTCGATCATAATAATCTTTTCCATTTATACATAAGGGAATCATAATAACTATTTTTGTTGCATTTCACGTTTAAATCTTTCCTCTAAATCAAAAATGGTTTCTCCACTATTACGCCGATAGGGCCTATCGGTATTTAACTGAAGTTCTTTCAGCTTTTTCCAATACCATGGAAGGTACAAATACATATTCTTCAACTCCTTCAAGTTCTTATTTCCACAACACCAGCAACTCACACGATCAAGTAGTTCATATAGCCTTACTCCATCCTCATGCCAAACAAAGCCTTTTGTGTAACAATACTGGAGTGCATCTGCTTCAGTAATGCCCCAATCACGAAGTGGTAAAACCCGATTTGGTCGTTTTTCCTTTTCAAAGCGATGGGTCTCATCGGCAGCAATACCGACATAATCAATTCCGTCTTTTGTGTGAGCTTTCAATGTACGAAGTTTTTCACTCGTTCCCCACCGGCATGTTCCCCCACACCAACTATATCCTTTTTTATGGATAATATTGGTCCCTCTTTTCTTAACCGGCCTTTCAAACATTGTCCAAAGAAAAGGTTGCTCCGGATGCAGTTCTGTATATTTAATGCCAAGTTTTTTAAGAATTGGAAGAACAGCATCACGAGTGTTATAGATTGCCTGAAATTCCATACCTGTATCATAGAAAACGACTTCATCCAACTGATATCCTTTATCTATTAGCATGAAAAGCATTGCCAAGGAATCCTTTCCAAAGCTGACTGAAGCATAATATTTCATACAAAAAATTTAATAGACAAGTCACTTTTTCTTCTTTGCCCTCTGATTATTAATCTGTGACATACACATACGGCACCAGGAAGTCAACAAATGATATTCCTTACCTTTTCTCACCACTATACGATTGTAGAACCGGTTCAAGTAGAAGTAATTTCCGCAATGGGTACATTTTTTCATTTCACGTCCTGAATCATCTATAATCCGATTACGCGGCTTACGACGAATTAGAGTACAACTTTTACACTTCTCATCAGTTTCGCGGTGCCGCCGGCAATGTGATAAGGATTTTGCTCCACATTTAGCAAACACTTTACAATCTCTACGAGGTATTGATTGACACACATTCATGGCTTCCTCGCATTCAAGAATTTATTTACTACACGAGAAAGTACATCCTCATTCTCCGGCATCAGCCATTCTTTTGCAACGTTCCAAGCAATACTCATAGCAGGATTGAAGTTATCCTTCCTGACTGTGTGATGAGACAAACGTCCTTCAGTGGGCTTCAAACCCTTATCATGTAAGATACACAGTCCATTCTCGAAAAAAGCACAATACTCCTTACCAGCAACGGGCTGAATCATCGGAATAGCAATATTAATAACCCCTAAGAATATACCAGCAGCCCAGTTCGTCAGCGCTAACCTGTCGGCATAACCTGCATCAATAATTCGTTCAATATCATCAGGAGTACCTAAACATGGCGTATGACATTGTTGTTTACAAACACTGCATGAGCATTGTACAGGTACACGACCTGAAGCCCTCATTACCCTTTGTAATGAGGTTTCTTTTGATAATTCTCTCATAGTAAATTATTTGAGATACTACAAATTATTAAACATCGCCCCACAGCTTTACTGCAAGGTCATAATTTTTTTTAGCCTCTTTTACTGCTTTATTGGCATAAGCCATAGCGTATGTATGCTCGCGTCGGTACTTACCGGACTTCAATCCTTCGTGATATTCTTTTGCTTGTTCCAACTTATGTTCGTAGAAATCTATACTTTCCGGCATGGACAAGTTTATCGTATTAGCCCTTTTTTCCCAATACTTCGCAACTCTTTCATGTTCGGCAGCCTTATCGCTAAACTCAACGCTTTTCCCCATATTGTTCCACGCATCATCTATCGCTTTTCTGTGTCGCTTCTCGCTATGATGTCCCACTTTGATAGGCTCACCTAGAGAAAGAAAATCCTTATCTTTATTGGACTTGTTGTAATATTCACAGCTTTTCTGTACAGCAGATGTAGCCCATTCATGACGACGTTCAGCTCTTTGTTTGGCCCACTCTTGCACATTAAAGCCATCAGCCCGTACGATTGAGTAGTAATAGAATCCATCACGTTCGTAAATGAGGTTGAAAACAATACATTCATTTTCTTTTCCATACTTGGTGGTAACTTCAATAGTTTCACCTTTTTCGTGCTTCTCATCACACTTTGCCAAAAATACATTTGGCGCAAATTTGTAATACGTGTTCATTTTTTTAATTAAATTGGTTTGACTTATATGAAAAATGATGAAACCACAGCTACTTAGCCGTGGTTTCATCATTAAATAACTTTGGTTGACTGGGTTGAACCAAATCATCGAATAAACCAGGAACACGAGGTTGTAACGCCTTGTATTCTTCCTGAAAGAATTCTTCTTTGGTTCTCCCATGTTTTTTACCCTTTCGTGTATGTACATCGAAAGTGTAATCTGGAATAGGAATAGGGTAACGCCTGACATCATTTATCCACTTTTCTATATCAATATCCTTTCTATCATAGATGAAGTTTTGCAAATGATCCGCATCACGATTCTTTCTACATTCACAAAGGAGAATAACAGCTTTACTGACAAATATCCTCCCTTTGGGTTCAGTAGCAGTCTTGTTTACCAGCTCATGCCCCTGCCACAATGCTTCTATCTCTTTAGTAATGATTCCATAGCAATCTTCAGCACTAATGGTAAACAGACGCTTCCACACATAGTCGCGGTACCCACTCGCCCAAAGTTCCAATGCAAAAAAGCCGGCTACCCCGGTGTCGGCTCGCCTAATGGCTTTCTGCATTGCAGAACTCACCTCAAAGAAATCATATCCGCAAACTGTTCTTATAATCATAATTCTAATTTAATGGTTTGACTTTTAGTTTATTACATCAGTAAAATTAGCTAAAAAAGGCAAATATGACAAACAGAATGGACGCCATTTAAACGCCTTTTTTACAGACTATTAGAATTTGAATTTGCATGATATATTATATTGAACGAGCTGCTTTGTTTTGTCTTTCCCATTAGTGGTTGCACTCTTTAGCAAAATACTATCACCAAAATTCTTTTTGATAAAGAGGATAGATTTACGTTCCTCTTCCTGATTCCTTATAGAAGCAAGCCCACCAGCGTTTACAAAAGTGTTCTTTTGCTCAAAATTATACCGCAAATCGGTTAAAACCTTACGTTCTTTGTACTTCATGTAACAAGAAATCCAAAAATCTTCCTTCAAACGTATTTCCTCATTCCACCAAGTGTTTTTGTTATAGATTACTCCATAACTGCAACCGGTTATCATTTTCGAAAGAGAAAGAAAAGCGGATTCATCATACATTACCGGCGATATCCGAGCGGTGAAGCCAAACAGATGTACATCCATCATACTGGCCATCTCAAATAATGACTGAATGATATTGGTTATCTTATCTTTATCCTTTATCCGGCTAGGTTCTCCTTTTTCCACATAAATAGGTTTGCAGGCATGGACATCATCATCAAGCATGAAAAGTTCTCCAAAATGCTTTGCCATCCAGTTACGTTTCGGGATGAGGCCCATAACGTCGTCAGGATGAGTAACAATTTCACATTCCGGGTTAAATTGTTGATATAAGTCAGCTTGACTTTCAGCAACGCAAATGATAGGATCGTTCACCAACTTTTTAGCGAACACCCGGTCATGGCGTTTATGACTTGGTATTACTATCTTGCAGGGCATGGCGAACGTCTTTTATATCAATTACATTGGATTTACTTATTTTCCCGGTTTTGTACGACTTCATGTGCTGCATGTCCAGCCTTTCACGAAGCCAGTTGCTATCTACCTCATTACTTGAGGTGATGATAAACAACTCATGTTTTTCGTCATACTTTGGAATGAGAGGATAAATGGCTGTATCATCCGTGATGGCATCGAAGCGCTCTTTAAATTCATCCTCTTTCTTCTCCGGGGCAAATTCGATGCCCCAATCTTGGAGTTCCGCCTTATTCCACTCGTTTTCCATAACGTCCAAATCATTCTCACCAAAATTGACATTATCTTTAGTGGCATATTCCCTCAACTTCTTAACGGGGGTATCAGGTGCCAGAATTTTACAAGGCAGTTCTTTATAACCTAACTCCTTGCAAGCTCGCAAACGTAAATTACCACAAACAACAATATATCTGCCATCAT